AGGTTTTGTAATGTTTGTAAAATTGAGTTAATAAAAGGAGAAACGTGGGGAAAGTATACTAATTTTTTATGCAAGCCACATAATAGAGAATACGTTTTAAAGTTCTATTACAAGCAGAGAGAAAAATATATATTATTGACAAGGGAACGTGATAAGAAAAACATCAATAATCCTAAAAGAAGGGAGGTGAATATGGAACAGAAACAATTTGTAGGCTATGCACTTATTGTAGGCGTTATTATTGGCGTACTTGGTACAGCCATTGACGATGGAGCAGGTGTAGGAAATGGCCTATATACTATTGCAGGTATACTTTTATATATTTTTGGGATATGGGCAGCAGTCTTACTTCTAAAAAATAAATGACTATTAAAATCGAACTCTGGACAGCCTTGATTATCTGGGCGTTTGTGACTTTGTTTTTAATCTCACCTTTTATTTATTAGTGTATACTATGGGGGATGACTCAAATAGTTAAACACGCCGGCGGGCGCCCCACGAAATATATCCCTGAAGAAATACTTCCCAAAATTGAAGAATATCTTACTACAACAGGCCGAGAGCAGACCGAACTGCCTAGTTATGAAGGTTTGGCATTATATCTTGGTGTAGTACCGGATACCATACAGGAATGGCAAAAGAAATACCCAGAGTTTTCCGTATCATTAAAAAAAATACTAATGTATCAAAAGAAACAATTGATGGATGACGGGATGTATGGAGGGAAGGATGTTAACGCCGCAATGGCTATTTTTCTTTTAAAAGTAAACCATGGAATGCACGAAACACCAAGTCATTTGACTCAAGTAAACATTGGCGGTGATGTTAGTGTAGAATTTATAGAGGATGTTCAAAGTAACCTTACACAAGACTCAATACCAGGTAGCAACGGACAAACATAGGTTTAGAATAGTTTGTGCAGGACGCCGTTGGGGCAAGTCAACACTTGCGCAATTAGTATGCTTAAAATGGGCAAAAGAACCAGGACTCTATTGGATAGTTTCACCAACATATCGTCAAGCCAAACAAATACATTGGCATTCTTTACAACAAATAATTCCTTATCAATGGATAGCCAAAAAGAATGAAGTTGAATTATCAATCACTTTAAAGAATGGCAGTATTATCGAACTTAAAGGAGCCGAAAATCCCGATGCGCTCCGTGGTGTTAAACTTCGTGGCTTGGTTATTGATGAAATTGCGTCCATACGAAACTGGGATTGGTTATGGTCCGAAGTTTTACGCGCTACCCTCACAGATTATGAAGCTCCAAGTATATTTATCTCAACACCCAAAGGATATAATCATTTCTTTTCCCTCTACGAATTGGGGCAGGCAGGCAGTGATAGTTACAAAAGCTGGCGTTTCACATCGTTCGACAACCCATACATCCCGAAAGGAGAAATAGACAATGCCAAGACCGAACTTACCGAAGATACATTTGCTCAGGAGTATCTTGCAGACTTTAGAAAGTTTACGGGACTTGTATTTAAAGACTTTCAAAGAGAAATCCACACACTTGAACCATTTACAATTGATGAAAGCTGGCAAAGATTTAGGTGTATTGACTTTGGATCAACCAATCCTACAGCTTGTCTCTGGATTGCAGTGGACCCGGACGAAAACTGGTTCATATTTGATGAATATTACGAAACACGACAAACAATTGACTATCACGCAGGTATTATTAACTCTAAATCAGCAGGTCAATCTATCCTCGCAAGCTATGGTGATCCGTCTGGCGTCCAATGGATACAAGAATTTGCCCAAAGAGGAATCTATATCACACAAGCCAATAAAGAAATTGGAACACAATTCAACAGTTGGGTTAGATTCGGAATTGAGAAGGTATCTGAGAAACTTAAGGTCACACCCGGACATTTCATTGAAAATAGAACAGAAAATGAAAAAGGATTGCCAGCACTTTTTATCTTTAATTCATGCGTACAAACCATCAAAGAATTTGAAACCTACCGCTGGAAAGAAAAAAGCGTTACTCAAGCTCAAGACTTAAACGAACCCGATGTACCGGAAAAAGCTAACGATCACGCTATGGATGCACTTAGATATTTTGCGGTATCTTATAAGAAACTAGATAATGATTATATGGAGTTTCAGCCGGATGAACGCCAAAAGAAACAATTTAGAATAGGGATATAATATGGATCAGCCTGCTGAACAATCGGCAAACGAGCAAAACTTCATTGAACTTCTAAAAGCATTTTCGCCCGAATTATACCTAATTTACGAGACACAAAAGCTGACCCAAGTATCATGGGAGGTTATAAGAGAGGCTATAATCGCCTTACATGACGTCGCTTGGAATGGTGGATGGGGGGAAGTGCGTATTTTCATCAATAAAGGGCGTACAATGACAGTACAGGGAGCGAAAAGTAGAAAAATGGAAATAGCAACTATTGTTGAAAGTGAGCAATAGTAGTATTATAAGATAAAAGCTAGATAAAGCTAAAATAAGCTAGTTTGGCGTCATAACTTAATATGTTGTGGCGCATTTTTTATGGCAAAAGGCAAAGTTCAAAAACAAAAAGTATTTACAGATATTACCGAACCTCAGGGTGCGCCGGATCAGGGCTTCAATGAAGTTAAACGTCATTATGATGATGCTTTCAATGATACCGATCAACGAAAGATTAGAGAAGACGGATTTGATGACGTTGACAAGATGCATCGCACCTATATTAACCCCGACACTTGGCCTTATCAGGCTGTTATAGCCGATCCACGGACATTTACATTCATAACCGAGAAAGATGCACGATTATTTGCCAACAAACTACGTGGACGTATGGAACCGCGTGAGGGCGGAGATGTATTAGGTGCAAAGATTAACAACGAACTTATATCTTTTCAATGGGATAACGATAATTATTCTGGCACACAGCTTGGTAAGTGGGCAATGACCTCACAACGTACTAGAAAGTACGGCGCAGGATTCAAACTTGAGAAATGGCGATATGAAAAGCGTGACGGTAAATGTGTATTTGACGGACCAAGCTCCCGTGCGCTTGCCAATGCCGACTGCGGCCCTGATCCTACGGCAACGTGTATAGAGGATTGTAATTATTTTGATGTACGGGAGTGGGTAACTTTTCAGGAATTGGAAGCTGTCAATGACGCGTCCTCCACAGGACCAATTTACAAGGGCTTAAAAGAGCTTAAGGAGTCCCTTATTCGTGAGTCAACCAAATCAAAGGGTGGCGACAGGCGTGATAACCGCAGACAGTCAATTTCAAAACAACTCTTGGGTTTACCTGATGCTATAGGAGATGACAGGGTTTTTAAGACAATTGAAATAGTCACAGAATACCGCAGGGATAGATGGATAACCTTCGCTCCTAAATACGGCATTGTTTTGAGAGATATTGATAATCCTTACGGCAATAACGAAATTCCCATTGTGATGCTTCGTTACTATCAGGTCGATGATGATCTTTATGGGGTTTCTGAGGTTGAACCTGTTATGAAACTATTTAAAGCGAATAATGCTTTCCTTTCCCATGCTGTTGATGAAGCAAATTTAAAATTGATGACACCTTTGAAGATAAGAGCATCAGGTGTCCGTATGCACACCATTGAGTTTATCTCAGGTGCAAAGTGGATAATGAATGATCCGGCAACCGATGTTGTGCCTTACGAGACATCCTCCAATAACTTACAGCAATTCACCCAAATCTACTCAACTTTAGTTGCGGCAGAACAGGAAGCGTTAGGCGAATCGTCTTTGGGGGTATCCAATATCCCCGGGCCGTTATCAGGAACGGATAAAACCGCAACTGAGGTAAGACAGGTATCTACAGAGCAACGTGCAAGAGATAATTTTAACCAGATATTCTTAGCCGAGGCAATTCAACGTCAAGTAATGTTGTGGCATACGATGAATCAAAAAATGTTAATTAGCAAGAAAGACAAGCAGGGTTATGTGATGCGTATTGTCGGTAAGGATGCTATTGAATTCTTTAAGGAACAAGGTCTTGACGGGCAGGGATTGACGGATGAATCAATACAACTTTTGGCAGAAAACCCTGAGATGGATGTAAATGAAATGACTACACCGCTTTATCCTGTTAATGAAGGTGAATTTGGTCAGGAGAGCAAATTTCAATTAGACCAATCGGGTCGTGCCGGTACACTTATAGTTGAGCCTAAAGACCTCAAGGGTAATTATGACTATATAGCGGATGTTGAATCTATGGCGCTGGGTGCGCTTCAGAATGAAAAGGCAGGTAAACAAAAAGCCGTTGAGTTACTAATGAATAATCAACAGGCTGTCGCGCTCTTGGCACAAGAAGGTTACAAGGTTAAAGTTAAAGATTTATTAGTTGATACTTTTGAAGATGCCGGATTTAAAGATGCCGATAAATACTTTGAACAATTGCAACCGAATCCAATGGAAGGAGGACAAATTGACCCAACAACAGGACAACCAATCCAAGGGGCGCCAGTTAACGGGGCAGGAGCAGGAGCGCCAGCGCAAGGGCTTCCAGCTGCAGGAAATGGTCAAATCCCAGGGATGGGAGCTTTTATGGGAGGAGCTGGACAGCAGGGTTAAATTAGACTTTGTTGACCCACAGGCCTTCAAAAGCGATCAGGAAGAATTAACGGCACATAGAAAGTTGTCAATGATGAAAAAAATAGTTCTGGAGATTAAAGGATGGGTAGATATGCAGATAGAGGAGGCACAGGCTTTGACCAAAATCGAACGAGGTGAAGGAGAGGCGGTGAAACGAATATAGCAGTTACATATACAGACACAGGTAGGGAAAGCAGGCCCGTTACTAATGTTACCAATGAGGCCGTTGAAGTTTACGATGGGCAGACGGCATATAGATTTGGTCCTAATGAAACCAAAGTATTCGCAGGTGATTTGGCATTAAGATTACAGGCACAAAAGACAACACATTTATCTTTGCCTGATTTAGGAACTACGGGTAACGTAGTCTGGCCGGAACATCCTTTGGGTAATAACAAGACGGCAAAACCTGTTTAAGGAGGTTAAATGCCTTTTAAAAGTACAAAACAACGCAAATTTCTTTGGATGAAACATCCCAAAATTGCGAGGAGGTGGGCAAAGAAATATGGATCAAAGCCACAACCTGACACTAGAGTGTCCAAACGAAAGCGAAGATGAAGAATAACGGAAAAGCAAAATTACCTGATCTGCCACCAAGTTCCGATAGGAATTTTTGGGGTGGAGAAGTTGAAATAATTGAATGGCATGAGAAAGCTAGATGCATACATGGCGGTAATTTAACGGAACGTAATAAAATAGCTTATTGTATCAATTGTGGTGCAGGCTGGAATTTAGACGGACGGGATAGAATTTTAGACGGTCATCTTTATAGGGATGACCTCAAAATATTTTGAAATAGCCCGTAATGCCTGCGTTAAAGGCAAATAAAAAAGAAAGGAGGTGTCACATGGCAGATGACACAAAGGCAGTAGAGGAACCCAAAAAGGAACCTCAGGAGCCAGTGCCTAGCTCAGAACCGGCGGAAGCTGAGGTTAAAGCTGTTGACGCAACAGTTGAGGCGGATGCGGATGCTGATTTACCCGAAGGCGTATCAGAACGCACTAAGGAGCAGTTTAACAAGCTAAAAGAGGCAAACAAGGCTTTGAAAGAGCAATTGGACAAGAAAGCCGAAATTGAGCCTATCTTCGAGTCAATGAGGCCGAAAACTGATACTGGATTAACTCAAGGTCAGTTAGACCAAGTAACGGATACAGACCAGTACGGCAATAAATTCATAAACGAAGAAAGGTTAGGAGTCTTACTTTCTCAAAATACTCAAAAAGCCGAAGCGGCAGTTGCACAGGTCAATAGGTTTATTGAGGATCAGCAGACACGGGAAGCATTCACAGCTATACCGCAACTTGATCCTAAGAATGACAAATTTGATCCTGAACTTCATAAGGCTACCCGTGCCTTTCTTTTGGATTCAATGGTGAACCCATCAGAATACGGCAGCAGGGCTTTGTCTTATAAGGAAGCAGGGGAAATTGCAATGAAAGCCACAAATGCCGAAATAGCTAAAGTTGAACAGGAAGCCAATGCACAGCAAAGTGCAAAGGAACAAGGTTCTTTAGAGGCAACAGGGCGATCCGACAGGAGAACCCAAACTGAAACGTCTGAGGAAGAACTAAGACATAAGATTCGCTCAGGCGATGAAAATGCCTTAGCCTCAGTTTTTGAGGAAAGCTAGGTATGGACTACACCCTATACCGGCTTAAAAACTGGTGTAGGGAAGGAGTTGATATAAATGGCATATGGTTTGATAACATACCAAGATACTGGTAGGCGTGAGGATTTATTGGATTTAATCGGAGACGTTTCTCCGGATGAAACTCCTTTGATGACCTTACTTCCCGACAAGAGCGCAAGTCAGACACTACATGAGTGGTTGCTTTTTAACGTAACACGTCCAACAACTGTTGCGACTGATTCGGAAGGTGGAGATGCTACTTACAGCGATCTTACCCAACCTACAAGAAACGTTAACATCGTTCAGAATATCCGACAATCAGTCCGAGTATCTGGCGATGAGGAGGCAGTTAGTGTTGCAGGTTCCAGTTCTCCTTTTGCATTCCAGAAGGCTCAGGCATTGAGACAATGGAAAAATAAGGCAGAGTGGACAATTATAAATGCAACACTGGCTTCGGGTTCTTCAGGTGTCGCAAGACAAATGAAAGGACTTAGAGGCTGGATTACAACCAACTACACCAACCGTGATTCGGGAACATCATTCTCCGAGACTGAAATTGATGATATGGTCAATGATACTTGGAGCATAGTCAACCCCGATTATGTGTTTGATATGTTCTTGATGCCTTACAAGATAAAAAGTAAGGTAGCGGGATTCGCAGGCAATTCAACACGAACCATTCCGGCAACCGATAAGAGATTAGTCCGAGAGATTCTTGTCTACACCTCAGCAGGAGGCGACCACAAGATTATGGCTCATAAGGACGTTCCTTCGGCAGCCGCAACACCGGGTCCAGAGGTTATTGGTGTAAACACCAAGTTATTCGCAAAAGCATGGCTCAGAAAACCATTCTTTAAGGAATACGACCCACAGGGCGACCAAAGGAAAGGTGAGTGGATCGGTGGATTCACAATTGAGTCTCACGAACAGAGAGCGTCAGTCAGACGTTCAGGCTACAACCAAAACGGCTAGTAGCTAAATTGCGTCAATAATGTCTGGTATGCCTCTTAATGAGTTTTACCCATTAGGGGGCAACTAGACTAAAATAGTTTTTAAGACGTTAAGCTCGTAAGTCCCTTTCCCTTGACCGGGCGAGAGTTCAGCGATGAGGGATAACTATATTAATATGGATACAATAAGCACAAAATATATACCGGTTTTAGACAACAATAACTGGCGTTCAGCAAGACAGGTTGCGGCGGCAGATAGGATTATGGAGGCTTACAAGACAAAGACTTTTTGGGTTTTTGTGGATGAAGTAATGAACATCTGGGCAAAGTTAAATCCTGGTAGGTGGCGGGAGTTAATCCACGAGGTAAAGATAACAAAACTTGACCTTAGGGATAGAGAATATGCTACAACTAAAAGTAAGCATATGGAAAGGCGCTTCTTGTTAAGAATGCCCGAATTCGTGCATAATGTTATCTGGAAGATGTATCCTGATTATCCGATGGATAGAAAATTTTATAACACATTCGCAAGGAAATATCCTAATTTTAGAGTATCGGAAAAAATATGAGTGGTACAACATTAGGTGAGCTTGAATGGTCTTGGTTTGCTTCACGTACACGAAGCGCTAATAAAAAGTTAAACGATATGAAGCGTGAGTATTATGCTTCCAAGGTAAGTGATGCAACAGGCAGAACTAGGATTACAGAACTTGAAAAGAAATGGTTACAAGCAGTAGCGGGAGTTATTTCAGAAGATTTTAGCGATTTGTGGGTAAAAGCCTGTATTGCACAATCCGTACCCGTATCAAAGTTTATAGATCAGAATAAGCGTTCCTTTTATGCAACAGTAACAGGAACGCCTTAACAATTTTATGAACCAAGCGAAAATTGCGCTTGGGATGATATTAAAAGCGGATGAGCCGCCTGAGATGCTGAAACGATGCTTAATGCACGTTGCGCAATTCGTAGATGGCGCATTCTTGACTATCACCCAAGAGCAAAAGGTAAAACCGCTAGAAGAAATAGCCAGTTTATATAACGTAAATGTTTCCTATACTAAATGGGAAGATGACTTTGCAAAAGCTAGAAACTTCAACTTAGATCAAATCCCCGCAGAATATGATTATATTATCTGGCTTGATGTAGATGACGTTCTGCAATTAGGCGCAAATTTAAGGACAATAGCCGACAATGCCTTAGCGCAGAATGTCGACCTTATCTTTTGCCGGTATCTTTATCAGGTCGAACTGACCCCCGAAGGCAAAATCAAAGAAATTATTATCGAACATATGCGGGAACGTTTATTCCGCAACAAACGTGGCCGTTGGGTAGGTGCAATCCACGAAACTATTATTTTGGAAAATGCCAAAAATATCGCCATTCAGGAGTTGATAGTTGTTCACCTGACCGATGACAAACGTATGGCATTTAATTTGGAGCGCAATATCCGTATTCTTGAGGCACAGGTTAAAAAAGAACAGCGCAAAGACCCCCGTACTGTTTACTATTTAGGCAAGGCTTACTTTGACAAACGCCACGAAACCGAAAAATACACAGATCAGGCAATGATTTGTTTCATGGAATATCTTTCACCACAGGAACACTCAACGTCTATGAGCGGATGGGCAGATGAGAGAGCGGCCTGTTGGGAATATCTTTCTGAATGTTTCCGTATTAAGCAACAGCCCGAAAAATCAATTGAATGTCTTTTAAAAGCGCTAGACGAAGCCGATCAGTATCCGTCAACTTATCTTTCAATAGCCGCCCATTATGCACAGGCTACCAATTGGGACAGGGCGCAAAGGTGGCTTGATATTGCAACCAAAATGCCGGTTCCGATGACAACTATGATAATCAATCCCCGTGACTTAAAAGCAAGGGCTTTGGAAATTGCTTATCATATTGGAATTAACACGGGTAAGTTTGATACCGCACTTGAGGCCGCAACACAATTAAAGAATCTTTTAGAAACGGAAGAAATGGAAAAACGCATAGTTTATGTGCAATCCGTAATTGCCGCTAACAAAGCTGTCCAAAGTGTTGTCTATTTAGCCAAATACCTTGAGCAAATAGGCGATAGGGGTAAAATACCGGCACTTATTCAGGCTATGCCTACAGGAACTGAAAACGAACCCATTATGGCCGAGATTAGACAGGTTTACTTACCCGAACGCAGACACAAAGATAATGAGATAACTATTTTCTGCGGTCCGGGCTTTGAACCTTGGTCGCCAAAGAGTATTGACGGTGGAATTGGCGGTTCGGAGGAAGCCGTTATCTATCTTTCACGAGAATTAGCCAAATTAGGCTGGAGAGTGACTGTTTATGCCGACCCCGGCGCAGATAGCGGCGAATATGACGGAGTTAAGTACGAACCTTACTTTAATTTCAATATGAAAGATACTTTTAACATTTTAATTATCTGGCGCAGGATTATGGACGGGATGCCAAAGGCTAAAAAGAGATATGTATGGCTACATGATATTCCCAACTCAACCGAGTTTACTGAAGAACGCCTAAAGCAAATTGATAAAGTTATCGTACTTTCTAAATGGCATAGGGAGAGATTGCCGAATATTCCCGATTCTAAGATGTGGATAAGTTCAAATGGAGTGGATTTATGAAAGTAGCGGCGTTTGTTATCTATACCGCCCAATCAGCATTTACAAAACTTGATGCTGTCGAACGACTACGAGAGAAAGTGCTTTACAAAGATCCAATCTGGCACTTCTTTTTAGATACTACTGGTTTTATTATTCGTTGTGATCCTAAAAATGCGAATCAAGTAGAAAAGTTCTTTCAAAAAGAACATAAGCATAAAAAGAAACATAGAGTTAAGGATTTTGAACCTAGCAAACACGAATACTTTAATATCCGCTTTGTAGGCGATGAATTACAGCAAATGTTTCATTTTACATCTTTAATGGCTTTGAAGTATCCAGGACATGTAATTGTGCGGGAAGTATTAGAACGAATGGCACATATTACAGTTAATCAATTAGGACAGCATGATTTTAAGATGGAGGCACAACTTTATCTTGATATGGCATATTCACGGGCGGCATTACAAGGTAGATTTTTAGGACTGCCAAAGTTTATACATAGGTTTATTATTAAAAGGTTATTTATATGAGAAATCCTAAACAACTAATCTGGCTCTCGAGTTATGACCGTGGTTTAGAATGGCTTCTTCAAATGTGGCCTGAAATTAAGAAACAAGTACCCGATGTTACTCTAAAATGTTATTACGGCTGGAATTTGTTTGACTTTGTACATTCAAATAACCCCGAACGTCAGGCATGGAAGAAAAAAATAAACGAAATGATGCAACAGGATGGAATAACCCATGTAGGCCGTGTCGGGCATAAAGAACTCCAAAAAGCTATAGAAGAAAGCGGTATTTGGGCGTATCCTACGGACTTTGGCGAAATATCCTGTATATCAGCTATGCGAGCGCAAATTGGGGGTTGTATACCTGTGGTTTCCGACTATGCTGCCTTAAAGGAAACTGTGCAGTATGGTATTAAAGTTCCGTTAGGCGAGCCTTATAAAGTACGCACAAAAGAATGGCAGGAAACGTATATTAAGGCGTTAGTTAACCAATTAAACCAAGATGAGACAGAACGTGAATCTATGATGGCTTGGGCTAAGGGTAAGTTCGCGTGGGCTGAAGTGGCAAAATCGTGGGATGAGGAGTTTAACAAATGAAATTAATTTATATTGAATGGTGCGATGCTTTAACAAATCCTAACTGGTTTGAAAAACAAGAAGCACTTGATTGGGCAGAAGATGAGGAATACGGGAATTGGATTGTTCGAGAAGTTGGGTGGTTATTAAAAGATTCTAAAGAAATGATTGTTATTGCCAGTGGTTGGAATAAATATGAGGATAAGTTTGTTAATCTGCATAAAATACCAAAGACTTGGATAAGGAAACGTAAGATATTAAAAGTATGAAACTCTGTCTTCTTTGGGATATTGAAATACCAATTTACGATCTTGTTTCTTGGCAAGACGGTTTGTATTGGGCATTAAGTGAGTTAGGGAAGAAACACGAAGTTGAAATTATACTTAAATCAGATCAGGAAATAGGTTATAGACGGGACAATATTCTTGTAAATGCTTACTCTGATGATAATTTTGCAATTGAAAGTCTTTATCAATTCAGCCCAGATAATGTTATTTTATGGGGGCAAATAAATCAGCCTTTGTTTGAAAGAGTAAAAGAATCAGAAGCTAAAGTTGGCCTTTGTTTTGCGGGTGGCGCAGAAGAACACCCAAGAGGTAAAGAATACGACATTATCTTTACCGAGAATAAATACATTAACCAAAAATTCATAGACCAAGGTTACAACGCTAAAGTAGCCTTTGGAATAAACACCGACATATTCAAACCATATCCACAACCTAAAATATTCAAAGCTCTCTATCCGGCTGTATTTGGTATGTGGAAGCGCCAAGACCTTTTTGCACAGGCTTTTGGAAAAGATGGTGTATGTATCGGTAGATACCAACCACATGAGCCACAGTGCCTCCAGTGGGCGCAGGATGCAGGCTGTATGACCGTACCGATAATTCTTTCACAATCTGCTATGCCGTATTTCTACAACGCCTCAGAATGTATTGTTTCAACTGCAACTAACGATAGTGGCGGGCAAAGGACGGTTTTAGAGGCAATGGCGTGTAATGTGCCAGTAATAGTTATGTCTGACAACTACAAGGCTTGTGAATATATTGGAGAAAGTAAATTTGGGGATATTGCAGAACCTGATCCAAAAGATATTAAAAATGTTTTTAATCAACGAAATATTTACGCTAATTCCCGCCAATATGTTTTAGACAACTGGACCCACTTACACTATGCAAAGGAGATTGAAAAATGGTTGTTGGCGTAACCGGCTCAGAAGGCTTTTTGGGCAAATACCTAGTTGAAGAACTTTTAAAACGTAAACATTACGTTATTAAGTATGGGCATAAAGCAGGATTCGATTTATTAAATGTTAAAGACTGTAAAAAGGTAGCTCAGAATTGCGAAGTAATCATACACCTTGCCGCCAAAGTCGGTGGGATAGGAGCTAATCGTAAATATCCTTATGATTTTTTTTATGAGAACCTAATAATGGGTACGCAGTTGTTTGAAGAAGCACGAAAAGCAAAGATTAAGAAGTTTGTAACTGTAGGTACTATTTGTTCTTATCCTAAATACACACCAACACCTTTTAAAGAACATCGCTTATGGGCAGGTTATCCCGAAGAAACTAACGCACCGTATGGTTTAGCTAAGAAAATGCTTTTGGTTCAAGGACAGGCGGCTAGACAACAATATGGCTTTAGTTCAATCCACCTTCTACAAGTAAACCTTTATGGTCTAGGTGATAATTTTGACTCGGAATCAAGTCACGTTATTCCGGCTATGATAACTAAATTCTATGAGGCCAAGAAACTAAGTTTGGATAAAGTGACTTTATGGGGAACGGGTACACCAACACGTGAGTTTCTTTATGTTGAGGATGCGGCACGGGGGATAGTTGATGCTATGGAACATTATGATAAGCCTGAACCTATTAATTTAGGAAGTGGCATGGAAATATCAATTAAAGATTTGGCGGAAACTATCAAAGATATTATTGGCTACAAGGGTGTGATAGTTTGGAATAAGACACAACCAGATGGACAACCAAGACGTAATCTCGATGTATCTAAGGCCAAACGTGAATTTGGGTTTGTAGCAACTACAAGTTTTCAAAGGGGAATACGGGAAACAATTAAATGGTATGAATCAACTCAAAAAGCGAATTCTTGAAATATCCAAAAAGTACGGGCTTGCGCATGTAGGCTCAAACTTATCTGCTATTGATATTTTAGATGAAATATATTCTTTGGATGAAGTAGTAGTATCATCAGGCCATGCGGGACTTGCATATTATGTAGTTGTTGAGAAATACACTGGTTTAAATGCTGAAACTTTATTTGAAGAATTTGGTGTCCATGCACAAATGTATGGTTCATTGGGACATGGATTTCCGATAAGTTTGGGCAAAGCGTTAGCAACTAAAGACAACGTATATTGTTTAACCTCCGATGGAGAGTGGTGTGAAGGTTCAATGTGGGAAACCTTACGTCTTGCCAAGAAACTAAAAGCATTTAACTTAAAAATATATGTTAATGCTAATGGATTTGGTGGAATGGAAAAAATTGATCGTAAGCAATTGCGGGATAGGATTATGTCGTTTGGGTTCCCTGTTGAATTTAGAAAGACAAGTAATAAACCATTAAAAGGTTTGGGGGCACATTATGAGAAAGTTATTTAGAGACGAACTATTGAAACAAATGCAGAAGAATAAAGACATTGTTTTACTTCTTGGTGGCGTAGGTTACGGTTTTTTTAAGCCTGATGATAAACAGATAATTAATTGCGAAGCATCAGAACAGGCAATGGTTGATATAGCGGTAGGGTTGGCATTATCGGGGAAAATCCCTTTTGTCTATTCGATAACCCCGCATCTTTATCGGGCATGGGAAGGAATTAGAATTTATTTAGACCATGAACAAATACTTGTAAAACTTGTGGGTATAGGGCGTGATAAAGAATATGGCAATTTAGGTTTTACGCATCATGCGGAAGATGCTAAACGTCTTTTTAGTTGTTTTAAAAATATCCATCAGCATTGGCCGAATAATGAGAAAGAAATTAAAAAGGCAATTGAATGTGATAAACCCGATTTCATTTCGTTATCAAGATGAATTTAACGCCAGAAGAATTTAAAGAGTTTATTAAAAAAGAGCATATAAAAGTTTGTAGCCAATGTAAAGCAGATGGCGGCAAAAGAGCAATTTGGGATGAAAGATATTTGGCATTAGCTTGGTATACAAAATTTTATGACGAGTATCATAATCGCAACAAAGGATAGACGACCATATTTAGAAAATCTTATCAATTCGATAAGACAATACACTGACGATTACGAAATTATCGTTGTTGATGATGTTTCTAAAGATGATACGAACGAATGGTGTGATAATCAAGATTTAGAATATATTACCTACAATAATTCTATTCCTGTAGGACAGGCGTGGAATATGGGTTGTATGCGGGCAAAAGGTAAATACATTCAAATCTTAAATGATGATATGGAAGTAACACCCAATTGGCTATCAAATCAAATTGAACTTTATGAGAAAACTCCAAACGCCGGAGTATTTGCGGCACATTTACTTCGGGGTGAGGAGGTACTATCAAGGGGCGGTATGTTTAGCGGCACAACTTTAATTCCCGTACCGCCTCTTGATGAAGTACAAAAGGTTGATTATTCCAATACGCCTTTTATGTCAAAAGAAGTTTGGCAAAAAGTAGGCGGACTCCCGCATTATGGGCAGATGTATTATGAGGATGCAGGGTTAGGGTTAAGGTGTTTAAAAGCAGGATTTGTTAATCTATATAACCCATTTTGTGTTATTAAGCACGCAACTTTAGGTTTTAAACCTGAAGATGGTCAGTTGGAATATGATAGACGGCAGTATAACGAAAACGTAGTTCAGCAGGAATCACGGGTTAATTTTTTAAAGGAGTGGGAAGAATGGCTAGAAAACCGATCTTAACATCTGGGACTGAACTTAGTGATTTAGAATATTTATTTGTTCGGGATGCTTTAGACAAAATGGGAACAAAAGACTTTAACTATTATGTTTCTAAATTTACCGAAGAATTTGCAAAGTATGTTGGCAGTAAATATGCTATTCCCCTGACTAATGGTACGAATGCTTTATTTTTGGCGCTTTTAGCTTTAGGTGTTGGTAAGGGTGACGAGGTTATTACGCCGGACTTAGGATACGTTGTTACGGCCAATGTAATCGCCCAAGCGGGCGCAATACCTATTTTAGTAGATATTGATCCTAAAACATGGACACTCGACATAGAAGCATTTAAGCAGGCTATTACATCACGCACTAAGGCTGTAATGCCTGTTTGGATGTATGGCAATGCACCGATGATGGAAGTTATTTGTAACATTGCCCGTATGTATAACTTAAAAGTGATAGAAGATGCTTGTCCGGCGGTTGGTTCTTTTTATAGAGAGAAACATTCGGGAACTTGGGGAGATGTTGGATGCTTTTCCTTTCAAGGTGCAAAATTACTAGCAATTGGTGAAGGTGGTATGGCTGTAACCGATAACAAAGAAGTTGCAGATAAGATTTGGAAATTAGCTACAAATGGTCGTTCTACAACAAAAGAGTTTTGGCATGATGAAATGGGTTATATGGCTAAAATGAGTGAAATTCAAGGAGCATTAGGTTTAGGACAATTAAGGCATATTGATGAGTTACTTGCTAAAAAGAAACAAATAGCCCAATGGTATCAAGAAGGTGGATTAGGTGAAATGAACCCAAATTATGAATATGCACAACCTAATTATTGGATGCCGTCAATTATAGTTAAAAATAGGGATAAAGTCAGAAAATATCTTTGGGAAAATGGTATTGATACCAGACCTTTCTTTTATCCGATTTCTGAAATGGGAATGTATAAGACAAAATATAGAACACTTAATTCATACTATATTGGTCATCATGGAATAAACTTACCAAGTGGGGTTAAGTTGACAGAAAAACAAATTAATTTTATATGCAAGAAAGTATTAGAGGTTGTTTAAAGTACATTAAACGGCCAACCGATAGCGATTTAAGGTTAATGATGCGTTGGCGCAATAAAAGTGGTAAGTGGTTTAGGGATAAAAAACCAGTTACTTTTAAAAGCACTAAATCTTGGTGGCGAACTGTTGCTTTAAATCCTACACGTGATCTTTGTTGGGTAATTACACCTAATGGTAGAAAAATTGGTCATGTAGGAATAAATAAATATAAAGGCCGTTGGGAATTAGATAATGTCCTACGTGGGGTATCAGGATTTCCAGGATTGATGAGTCAAGCGGTAAGAGAAATTATTAAATTGGGCAAGTTTAGAGTTCTTTATTTGAGAACTTTACCAAATAATAATCATGCTATTCATTTTTATGAAGGACTAGGATTTAAAAAAATTGGTAAAGAAAATGAAATGCTAGTGATGAAATATGTTTAAACTAGGTATAAATTCAGATAGACTTGATCTTCATTCACCCGGTTATTTAATAACTGCCGCTTTACATACGACTGATGTCGAGTTAATCCCGCAACCAAGATGGAGTGAGGCGGATTTACTTTTAAATATAGATTCGATTCATAATAAAGGATTATTTAAAGATGGTAAAAAAAATGCTTATTGGGAAATTGATGATACAACTCATCAGGCTAAAAATATTCAATACTATGATGTTGACCAAATTTTTGTAGTTTCCGACCATATGGTTGAAAAATATCCTAAAAACACAATAAATATTCCAATGGCCGCAGAACCTACAATTCATTATAAGTGGAATTTGCCAGAAAACCTTGATGTTTCTTTTATAGGAGGAACAGATGACATACCAAGTTATAAATTTAGACGGGCTGTTTTACAAGAATTGCAACCAACAATTATTAACTGCAAACCGCAGGATTATCCGAAATATATGTCACAATCAAAAATAATTCTTAATGTTATGCCTCAACTTGAAGGTGAAATACCACTTTTAAATTGCCGGTTCTTTGAAAGTATGGCATCAGGATGTCTTTTAAATGATTATCATCCACTTTTAGACAAATATGCTACCGAAGGCGTACATTATATAGGTTTTAAAGATATACAAGAGGCCAAAGATAAAATTGATTATTATTTATCTCATCCTGAAGTAAGACAAATGATAATACAGAATGCTAGAAAGCATATCCTTGAGAATCATACTTGGAAACATAGACTTGAAACTATAATAAAGGAGGTGGAATAGTTTGGAATTGGAACAATCACAAATCTTTGCCAATGTTTCTGCGGCACTTTCCAATTTGGCGGCATCCGGTGTTATATCACGGGAACAGGCAAAGGAATTGATAAAACCATATTTGCCTTATGTTAACCGTAATAACACCCTCGATAAGATTGCAGGGGTTGGAGTTAAATCGAAAGTCGCTACAGCGTCAGACGTTAAGTGATTTTACTTGGATAGTTGTTTCCCCATTTGAGTATAAAGATGCTGATGTTTGGATTCCCGATCCGCCTAAACGTAAAGGTGACTTTTATCGTTTAAATGGTGCTTACAATGCTGGATTTAAGGCCGCCAAAGGCGATTTGGTGGTTTCTTATCAGGATCAGATAGAAATGGAGCCAACAACGTTAGAGAGGTTTTGGGTGCATTATGAGGCTAATCCAAAAGCTTGTGTAGGTGCAATCGGTCACCAATATGAAAATGGAGTACAAGTTTGGTCTGATCCAAGACAAACTTTAGAATATGGTTCTTTTTATGAATGTAACCCGATTGATATTGAATTCACATTAGCTTCGTTGCCAAGACAGGCTATTTTGGATGTAGGTGGTTTAGATGAGGAGTTTGAAAAAGGAGCGGCAATTGGGGAAAAGGAGATGCTTTTAAGAATAGATAAGGCAGGTTATTTAACTTATTTAGACCAGTCGATTCTTTATAAGGCTGAACATCACGAAAGATTAACTGCCGATTGGAATGAAAAGTATAAAATTGCGAGTGACTATTATCAAAAATGTTATAGTAGTATAATGAATGGAACAAGACCTATCAAATCAGGTTCTTTAGTAACTTGAAGCTAAAATAAGCTAAGGTTGCCACATATAAATAGTATGTGGCTTTTTTTATGGACAAACCAGAATTAGAATTAGAATCAGAATCAAGTCCAGAAGTAAAATCATTGGTAAACCCGGACCCCGATGTGTGGAAGTTTGACCCGAATTATTCACGTTTAATTTCACACTTTAAAATTGATTCCGGTGAAAGTCATCTTTATCAGGATAAACTGCAGACTATTTTAGGTTGGGCGCAGGATACGACTAAATCTTCGGATATTATCGACAACCTGACGGAAATTAAGGCTCTGCAACGGTCTTTGGGTTTTACAAGTCTAGAAAAGTCAATAAATGAAGTTTACAGATGGATAGTTTTAGACAGGCAGGAACAACAAACTAAAAAGGAGAAGGAGTTGTTGAAACGTGCCTGAACAGTCAGCGACTATTGAGAAGGAGGAACATAGTCATCTTACATATTCAAAACGGGTTAGTCTTATTTCTTCGGCGACTATTTATGCGGTTGTCAATACGGCGGCAGGCGGGGCAAATGCTACGGTTAATACCATTTCACCCTTGGAACAAAATCCTTTCTATACATTTGCGCAAGATACGGCAGTTCCTTTCAATACGGAAACGACAATTTTAAATTATGGTATCAATTCAAATACGGGTTATTTACAGGGACTTTTGGCATCAGGATCGGCAGAAGCGGCTTTTAATATGAAAATAGACGGTACATTACAGGGAACAGGCAGAATATCAACGGCAATGCGAAATTTAAGTTTGGGTTTCGGGTTGGTTTCGATAGGTTCAGGATCGACAATATCGGTAACGGCATTACATAAAGAAAGTGCTAATCAAAAAATGGAGGTGAGCCTTTTTGGATTCTATAGATAAAGAAAAATTAGAACGTGAAGTTAGGATTGCGGAACTTAAACTTAATATTGAGGAGTTAAAACAAAACATAAATAGGATGGACTTGGAACAAAAGAAATTGCTTTTAAAACATGAGGAATATAACGAAAATATTGCACAAACACGGGAAGATATTAAAGGCAAAGAACAGACATTAAAAGATTTACAAAATTCTAAAGAAAGCGAGGTGATTTAATATAGCAGATTTTAATAGTTATTTACCGGTAAACGCTAACGTATCACTTTCCGCATCTGCGGCACATATAGGTTCGGTATCCATATTCGGAACGATAAATACGGGAATGACTACATTATTCCCTGGACCAAATTCCATCGGATTGGTAACTTTAAATAATTCTAATGCAAATATTGGAAGTGTATCTATCCTTGGAGGTGCAGTGTCTATGTCTAATTTTACAGCTCCTAATGTAGGGAATGTAACTTTAAACCCGTCACCTAATTTTATTGGACTTACAACATCGGTAATCGGATCAGCGGCAACACTTTTTGCAGTAGTTAATACCGCAGCGGCAGGAGTTGGAAATTCAATGGTAACTTTGTTGGCAGGACCTAATTCGATAGGTTCGGTTACTCTTAACAATTCAAACGCTAACATAGGATCAGTTTCTATTCTTGGCGGTGTAATCGGTATAAATAGTGCAGTTACATTAAATAGTTCTGCGGCTTATATTGGTTTGACAACATCAGTTATTGGAAATGCAGACGCTCAGGCTGTGCCGGTTTACATTTCGGGCAGGACACAAACCGATGAAATAATAAGTTACACGACATCAGCGGCAGTTGCGGCGGCAGGAACGGCAAATCACGATTACGTTGTTAATTCGGGTAAGACGCTTCTGGTCAGAAGTATTCAAGCAGCAGGATCAGGAAAAATAAAAGTAGCTCTTTTAGGTGGTACGACAGTCGCATTAGGTGTGCAGTTTAATTCAACGGCAGAACCGAATACACGATTTATATTTGATGTTCCTTATGAGGAGGCGGCAACTAATACCTTTAGGGTTACATTGACAAATCGTGATTCATCGGCTCAGGATGTTTATACGACACTTATAGGAGAGGAAGTTTAATGTCTGATATAACTACATCATCTCAAGACGTTGAGCTTGTAGATCAATCAAGTGGAATACGGGCTAACGTGGTTTCAACCGCATCTGGCGGTGTTCAGTTAATTCAGCAGTTTACACCTTTGCCAACAGGGAATAATTGGCTTGGCTTGGTTTCTATTGCTCAACCGATAAATTCTTTGGTTTCACTTGGTGGATCAAGTAATTTTATTGGTCTTGTTACAACTTATCCGGGTAGAGGTGGGGTAACTACATTTGCAGGCTACATTTCAGCATCAGGTTATTCAACACTTTTGGTTCCGCCAGCCGATCAAAAATGGTATTTGAATAATGCAATGATAAATTCAAAAGGTGTAGCAGATGGATTTATAGGTAGTGCAACAGTTAATAGATGGCCTTGGACATCTTTGGCGACATCGAGTGGATGGGCTATGCCATTTGGTGAACCGGGGATAAGTGCCGATTTAATAAATCAATCACTAACAATTTATCAAACAAGTCTTGTGACGCTTTCTTATGGATTACAAATTCACTTTGAAGCAAGTTAAATGGATTTAATACAAGTTGGGATTATACCTTTCCCGATAAGTGAGATATCAGGCGCACCACCCGCAGAAACTTTCCGTATCCTTACGGAAGCCAGCGATAATTTAACCGCAGAAAATAGTGATTTATTAAGAACAGAATAGAAAGGTAGGATACTAAAACGGCAGATGTAAAAATTACAGCCCTTACAGAAAATACTACTCCCGTATCAACGGATATCGTTCCTATGGTAGATGATCCGGCTGGAATTCCCCTTACCCAAAAAGTAACGATTGCAAATCTTACAAATCACACTATTTTAGATGCTTCAAAACATACCGACTCTGTAGCTCAAACAGTAACCCGTGGCTCTTTAATCTACGGCAACTCTACCCCCAAATGGGATGAGCTTGTGGTAGGAGCGGCCAATAGAGTTCTTTGGTCTAACGGCACGGATATTTCCTGGTCTGCCGCCCCCAGACT